CTGAAGAATAGCCAATCCTCGATGAGGTGTAGAATGATAGATCAGCTTAATCTTTTCGCCCTTGGGTTTTGAGTGTTCTGGAATGGGGTCAATGGCATTCTTGATTACGATGCCATCCTCATAAGGAATATTTAAATACTTCATGTAACAATACTGTTGCCAATGGCTGACAAAAACCAATTTTGCAAATCGTTCACGGGATTTAATATCTCGCAAATGAGCCGACTCAGGATCTTCTGCTGTATCATGTAGCCATAATATGGCTGGTCTGTCGTCAAAAAACTCCTCGCGCACTCGCGAAAGTATAAAGTTAAACTTGTCTAACAACTCCTTAGGCAGTCTTTTATAAACTGCCTCCCGAAGAATTTCTGTGCCACCCATGGCTGTAGGATAGATAGCATTCTTTTTTGTGTCCAATTACAATCACCTCACAAAAAAGGGGCGACGATCAAATGCCGTCGCCCCTTTCCTCCCGTTCCCTGCCACCACGCCAGGAACAAGTTTACTATAGGTTAGTTAAACGAAACCATCCCATAACGAGTCGTGCTGGTTGCAGTCGGCTTGGTAGTAATCTCGTGATTACCATAAGCCTCGACTGTCTCCTTGATATAAGAAATCAAGGCACGGAAATTCCGCACGCCAAAACGAGACCGTGCTTCAGCCTCGGTGAGGGACTTTCCCTCTGATAGATAGTCGGTCACTCGACGTGCCTTACTATTTGCTCGAAATGCCATTATATAGGCTCCTTCTGTTATCGGTGTTTCAAATCAAACACAAAAAAGCAATCACCGAAACTTACTCTTACTGCGTTGTCTATATTATATAGACATTGGGATCATATTTCACCAGTACCATTTCATCTTTTTTCAAAAAAATTATGATACCCAAAAATTGATATACTTTACCCCATCTTCATCTACCCCATCCTTGAACTCCACCTTCACAGGTTTTGCATATTCCTTCTCAGATGATGGTTGGTTATCCTCGATGATTTTTTCTTTCCATGCCTCGACATTCATACCTGCATCGGGAACAATCACTCCGACTACAGTTGATTTTTTCTGATCCACTTCTCAGTCCTCCTTTTCTTGTAAAAAGTCTTGCAGCTTATCGTGCGAGATTTTTTGGTTGACGGCAAATGCAATAAAAGAAATCGCAGGATCCTCAGGACCCTGCGACTTCAATTGGCGAATAACGCCGTCTATTCTTTTTTCTAAATCTGGTGGCAACTTCATATATGTTCCCTCCTTAACTTGCAGTACCGACATTCTGGACAACCTTCACTCGATTGAAGACCGTCTCCTTACCACCATGATAATCCGAAACACCATGGCGCTTGGGAGTCATCTTCGCAAGGAAACAATCGTCAACCTTTGCAAGGTCGCCGTCGCTGCTGAAAAAGACACCAAGGTTTCCCTTGCGGTCCTTGATCTTGTAAATGTAGCAACCAACGTTTTGGCTATAATTAAGACCCACCAGCTTGACGAAAAAGTCGGCTCGCTTTTTGAGTGAACCCATGAACTCGGAAGTGGATGCAGCTTCCTTGGCTTCGGCCTGATTCGCCTGACGCTGGGCAACGCGGTCCATGGTCGAATAGACACAGGCGACGAAGCCGAAGTCGGACTTGCAGATTTCACCCGGAGCCAACCTTCGATATCCTCCCATAGTCAGCTTCGCCAGGGACATCTCGAAATCGTTTTCACGACCGGTCTTCGGCGAGACCGCCAAGGCAGCCAGCCAATCAACGGCTGTCTTGGCCTTCGCTCGGTCGGCATCCTCAATAACCGGAGCGGTGGAGGAAGGAGACTTCATCCAAATGCCGAGAGTAACCGAAGTCGGCTGGCGCCCAGAGATCGCCGCTTCCTTCTTGGAGATATATCCGTGTACACGGATGATCGCCGCAGTAGCCGCCAAGGCTTCCAGCAACGGATAAGACGGATAAACAGGTTTACGAGCCAATGGTTTCCCTCCTCAGGATTTCAAAATTGGGGTCATTCTTTTCAGAGATCCAGCGACCGTCTTGCCCCCACTTTTCGCAGGTGGCGCATTCACAGTCGGTCGTTTCGATCCACAGCCAAGGCGGTGTCGCATTCACCGGTTTCGCAAAGTTCGGTCCAAGGTTGAGTTCGGTTCGAGTGACCACCGTCCAACATTCCCCGTGTTGCTTGAGTCGGTTCTTACCGTGTCGCGTCTTGGCTTTTAAAATTATGATTTCCATTCTTAACCTATGTACATAGTATACCTCAGATCCGATCCGTTGTCAAGGGGTCAGACAAAAAAAGATTTGCCCTAAGTGCTTGATTTTAAAGGGTAAATTATTTTTTTTCAAAAACCCCATTTGCACGCTGATCCATGAGCCTCCCTAAGTGCTTGATTTTATTACGTTTACAGCGGCGCAGGGATAAACCCCTCTCCGTGTCGCTCATACGGATCCATTCATTAACATCCTGAACGTTCCTCCAACATCCAATGCAATACTGCATGGTAAGATCCCATCGGCAATACCCTGTGCATGGCGATTCGATTCTTTTATTTTTATCGTCCATTGTATCATACTCGATTTATCCTACTTTATTTATGGTCGGCCCGGTGGGAATTGAACCCACGACTTCCACTTTATAAGAATGGCGCTCTAACCCCTGAGCTACGGGCCAATAATTCATTTCTCGTAATATCGCCTAATGAAATAGCGAACAATAATATTCTGCACAGCAAAATACATCATAAACCCGATATTCTGAATTGATGACACTTCCATTCCAAACATTTCATAAACAAAAAGCTCGGCCATAACCATGGCCAATATAAGAGTAATGAACTGAGCAATAATCTGTTCGGATAAAGATTGTGTTTTAGATTGATATTCTCGCACATTTCCATTTTTCATAATTATTTATTTTCTGCTGGATAAATCGTTACCCAAAGGATATATAAGGTGTAGCCGACAGAAATCAGCCTATACTACTGTTGATCAATCCCATACTTAGCTATAAAGTATGCATCAACAACATCGCTGACAGGACTAATAGTATTAGATGACCGAGGAGTAAGCCATGAACGTAAATCCACCCCAGGATTCTCTGCATCAAAGGTTTCATACATCTTTTCCTTATTTGAATTACCCTTTCCTGTCGCAAACTTTTTAATGACAGTAGGAGGAACAATAACAAACTCTATTCCTTCTTCCCACATATTGTATTTGAGTGCACCAGTATTCTCTGCAATGTGAAATACTTTTCCTGTGGAACTGTATGAATACCCTTCTAGATATACCTTGTCAACTTTATGCGCAGAAGTAAGAATATCTAATGCCCATGAGGCAATATCATCGTATCTCTCCTCATCACTCTTCCATGGTCCATGATTTTCACCGTAAAGTCTATTCTCTATAAACTTATCAAATCTTTGTAAGTTAGATCTGAAATAGAAGAACGCATTATGGAAATTAAACTCTCCGTCATGGGAATCATACACACAAATGGCAGGACACGATAACGAATAATCAATACCTGCTATAATCATTTTGTCAATCTTCCTTTATGTTATACTCACCACAAAATGGACAATACCTTGCATCTTCATGCAGGCAATCTGCGCCCAATGTAATGCTATAGCGGACTTCGCATCCCCTACATTCTATTATATCTATATCATCTTCTTCGTCTAAATCTACTGGGTCATAAAGGTCTGTTCCCATTTTTACGCAACCTCACATCCTCCGTCCGCACTACAGGCTAACTCCTGTGAACCTATAGTCTGATCTGTAGTTTCGTAACTAGAAAGACTTAACCAATCAACATTCTTAGGCATATTAACCATTGCCTCACGGTACTCTTTCTTATCACAATCTATATAGGGCGCTTGGCGATAAACATGATCAGAAAATGGCAGAAAAGATACACCGCTCATCTCATCAAAATGCTCATACACCCAGGCTCCTACTTCAAGCCATTCACTCTCCTTTACCGAAACAGTACACGAAGGCTTATGTTCGCACCAATGTCTCTGATAAATGAGCCAATGTTCTAACTGTTCAATGGCCGACATGTCTGTTCTAAAAACAGCCTCTTTCGGAGCCTCTGTCGGAAAGGAAAATACATGATTATGGTCAGGTTGTGTCACATCATCCTCTACAGGAAATCCTGCGTCGACCATCATCTTGGCCAAAGGATCCTTTTTGTCAGCCCGTATAGTACGAATATAGTAAGGGTTATGACGAGCATGAATACCGCTAGAAGCATCGACAAGTTGTGATACAGTTCCCGAAGGCTTGACGCATGTAATTGCAGCCGATGGGTTAATTCCAAACTTCTTAGCCCATTCTTTATTCGTTTCGACAGAAATCTTATTGAGTTCTTCAAGTCTCTTAGGAAGTCCATCTTGTTTTCCATTTGTTTGCACACTATCCATAATGCCCGTTAGACTTACACCTAACAATCTCTCTTCTTCACAATTCTTTTTCCATGTACTTCTTATATATTTAAAGTTTGTCAATGTGGATTGCATAGTTCCTAATATAGTGGCCAACTTAACTTTTTCTCTTAATGTGGCCATTGTATCATCTGCGCGAACAACAATTTCAGATAGATTGCAAAACTCCAATAGACGAAGAATAATTTCTGAGCATGGATTGGTTCCAAAATCATAGTCTGGGTCTCTACGTCCGGACTTTG